CTTACAGACGATGAGAAAGTAGCCGTACCCGTTGGCGAATATACAATGGAAGATGGTCAAATCCTTGTTGTAAGCGAAGAAGGTATCATTGGCGAAATCAAATCTGAAAGCCAAGAGGAAGAGGAAGTAGAAGCATCTGATGAAGTTGAAGAACTTGAAGAGGAAGTGGAAGCTAAGTACGCAACTAAAGAAGAGTTAGCGGAAGTAAAGTCATTGGTTGAGGAAATCAAAACAATGATTGAGAAGAAAGAGGAAATGAGCGAAGTGGAAGAGCAAGTTAAAGAGGAACTATCCGAAACACCTGCTACCGAAGCAATCACTCATAACCCTGAACCTAAAAAACAAGTCAATCTAAAATTTGCACAAAACAGAAAGCAAGGAACGATTGACCGAGTAATGCAAAAATTAATCAACAACTAAATATTTAGAAAATGCCAAATCCAACTATTACAGGAAGTAGCTATGCAGGGGAATTTGCAGGAAAATACCTCGGAGCTGCTTTATTAAGTGCTGATACCCTCGACAAAGGTGCTATCACAATTTTACCAAATGTAAAGTACAAAGCTGCTATGAAAGTAGGTGCTATGGCGAACCTTGTGCGTTCTGCTGATTGCGACTTTGACTCTACTACATCAACACTAACTCTAACTGAGAAAGTATTGACCCCCACTGAGTTACAAATAAATTTGAGCCTTTGCAAGAAGGAGCTGCACTCGGATTGGGAGGCAGCCCAAATGGGATTCTCTGCTTTTGATGAGTTACCACCATTATTCTCTGATTACGTTATCGGTCGTGTAGCTGCTGAGGTAGCTGCTGCAACTGAAACTTCTATTTGGAGTGGTAGTGCAGGAGAAGGTAACTTTGATGGCTTTGAAACTCTATTGACTGCTGACTCAGACGTTAATGACGTAACCGCAGGTACAGTTACATCTACAAACGTAATTACAGAGCTTGGAAAAATCGTTGATGCGATTCCTTCTGCTGTTTACGGAAAAGATGACCTTACTATCTATGTTTCTTCTAACATCGCTCGTGCATACATCAGAGCTTTGGGTGGATTTGTTGCTACTATCGGTGCAGCAGGTTCTGACAACAAAGGAACTCAATGGTACGGAGGTGGAGAACTATCTTTTGATGGTATCAATCTTTTTGTAGCTAAAGGTCTTGCTGATAACACAGCAGTAGCTGCTCAGAAGTCCAACCTATTCTTTGGAACAGGATTGCTTGATGACAGAAACGAAGTTAAAGTAATCGATATGGCTGACCTTGATGGCTCACAGAACGTGCGTGTAGTTATGCGTTACACAGCAGGTGTGCAACATGGTATTGGTGGGGATATCGTTCTTTATTCGTAATCAATAATTCTCTAACTTAAAAGGGGTGGGTAAGCCGAGTGCCTACCTACCCTTTTTTATTAAAACAAAAAAATTATGCCTTGTTCAGTATCAAACGGAAGAGCGTTACCATGTAAGAGTGGTGTAGGTGGGCTAAAGAACATTTACTTTGCCCCTTACACAAGTGCCACAGCTGCCTTAACAGACACAGCAGGTACAATCACTTTAGATGATAGCGTATCTTTTTACAAATATGAAATCAAGGGTAATTCATCATTAGAAACTGCTATTAACTCGTCAAGAGAGAATGGCACTACTTTTTATGAGTCAACCCTTAATGTTACATTTACATTTTTAGATGTAGCTACTCAAGAGCAGATTAAGCTCTTAGCCCATGGCAGACCTCAAATCGTTATCGAAGATTACAATGGTAACGGATTTTTGGTAGGTAAAGACCATGGAAGCGAAGTTACAGGGGGTACAGTTGTTACAGGTGCAGCTATGGGGGATTTAAGTGGGTTTACACTTACCCTTACTGCTCAAGAAACAGCACCACCTTTCTTTGTAGCAACACTACCAACTGATGATTCGTCATCGCCAATTAACCCAACTCCATAATTTTTTGTATATTAGCAAAGAGTTTATTTATTTTGGTTTAGTTTATTATGAGGGGGTTTAAAAGCCCCCTTTTTTATTACACAAAATTTAGAATATATACGTTATATAAGTATGATACACCTTACTACATCAACCGATGCTCAAACAATCAAGGTAGTACCACGAAATTATGCTACAAATGTAAGTATGGTACTTCGTGATGATTCTACAAATGCAGAGGTTACATATAGCGTAAGTACAACAACTGATAAAAACTATTTAGTGTTAAGTCAGGCACTTGCTTTAACTGAGAGTAGGTTTTATGATTTAACAATCAAAGAGGGTTCAAGAGTTATATTTAAAGACAAAGTATTTTGCACCGACCAAACTATCGACCAAGATACGAACAATTATTACTCAGTAAACGATGGGGAGTACACAAGCGATACAACCCACGATAACGATTACATTATATTATGAAAAACGATTTAAGGATAGTTAATTTAAGCACCTACACAAGCCCTGCTGTAAAAGAAGTACGGAATCAAGAGTTTGTATCGTATGGCGATGATAATAACTACTTTCAACACCTTATTGACCTATACAATGGTAGCCCAACTAATAACGCTTGTGTTACCGCTATAAGCGAGATGATATACGGAAAAGGTTTAGATGCTACCGATAGCAACAGAAAACCTGACCAATACGCTCAGATGGTGTCTTTATTTAATCATGATTGCGTTCGCAAAGTAACATCCGACTTAAAATTGATGGGGCAATGTGCTTTGCAAATCATATACTCAAAAGACAGAAGTAAGATTGTAAAACTTAAACACATTCCTGTTGAAACTTTACGAGCCGAAAAGTGTAATGACAAAGGCGAAATAGAAGCATACTTTTATCACTACGATTGGGCTAAGTACAAAAAGAGCGATGAGCTAAAACGCATCCCTGCCTTTGGAACTTCTAAAGAGGGTTTAGAGATTATGTACATCAAACCTTATAGAGCAGGATTTAAATACTATTCACCTGTTGACTATCAAGGTGGCACACAATACGCAGAGTTAGAACAAGAAATATCTAATTTTCATCTTAACAATGTCCTTCAAGGGCTCTCTCCGTCCATGTTGATTAATTTTAACAATGGTACACCTGATCCTGAGCAAAGAGAACTAATTGAAAGACGTATATACGATAAATTCAGTGGTAGTAGCAACGCAGGTAAGTTTATCTTAGCTTTTAACGATAACGCTGAAACTGCTGCTGATATACAACCCATTCAACTTTCTGATGCTCATCAACAGTACGAATTTTTAAGTGCTGAGAGCGGTCGAAAAGTGCTCACTTCCCACAGGGTGGTCAGCCCGATGCTATTGGGTATTAAAGACCAAACAGGACTTGGAAACAATGCAGACGAGCTAAAGACCGCCACAATTCTTATGCAAAATACTGTAATTTTACCATTCCAAAGATTGCTTATTGACAACTTTGACCAAATCCTTGCGTATAATGGTATCTCACTTAACCTATACTTCAAGACTTTACAACCTTTAGAGTTTACTGACCTTGACAATGTAGAGGACTCTGAGACACGAGAAGAAGAAACAGGTGTAAAAATGAGTAAAGAGGATTTAACTGATGAGGAGTTTGATATTATTCTTGACGAACTAAGAGGCGAAACAATCTCAAACCGATGGGAAGCAGTTGATGCAAGAGAAAAAAGCGATGATAACGAAAGTATAGAAGATTGGGCTGTAAAACACATTGAATCTAAGGAAGAGCAGTTAGAAAAGAAATCAATAGACTCAAAAAAGAGTGGGTTTAGCTACTTAGATAAATCGTTATACAAAGTAAGATACCGATACTCTGAAAAGTACAGCTCAGGCAAATCAAGACAATTCTGTCGTATTATGATGAGCAGAAGTAACAGGGGTGTTGTGTATCGTGTAGAGGACATTGACAAAGCATCAAACGCAGGTGTCAATAAGTCTTTTGGGCATCAAGGAAAAGCATACGATCTATTTAGATTTAAAGGTGGAGTAAACTGTGGGCATAGATGGGAAGAGGTCTTATACAGACTAAAATCTAAGACTATGAAAAAGGTTATCCAAAACTACGATGAAGTAAACAAGATACCTAAGTCTTATGCACCCACACCACGAGGATATAAGGATGCAGAGAAAGCACCAAAGGATATGCCAAACAACGGACACCACCCAAATTATAAAGGATAATGGCAACAGCTCTATTTATATCAAGAACGGACTTAGTTAAAAACAGCATTATAGATGGTAATGTTGATACTGACAAGTTTGTACAGTTTATCAAAATAGCACAGGAGATTGAGGTGCAGAACTATTTAGGTACAGACCTTTACAATAAGATTAGTGCAGATATCATCGCAGGTTCGCTTTCAGGGGATTATCTTAACCTTGTTAATGATTACGTTCAACCTATGCTAATTTGGTGGGCGCAGGTTAATTACATTCCTTACGCTGCTTATCAAATTAAAAATGGTGGAGTGTTTAAGCATACATCTGAAAACGCTGAAAGTGCGAGTAGAACGGAAGTTGATTACTTAGTACAGAAAGCGAGAAACACAGCAGAGTATTACACACGAAGGTTTGTAGAGTACATGAATTTTAATAGCAATTTGTTCCCTGAGTACAATAGCAACTCTGACTCTGATGTATCTCCTGATAATGATTCATTGTTTAACGGATGGGTACTTTGAGATATAAAATAAAAGATAAGAATATAACAAAATTAAAAAAGTTTCTAAATGCCAAACGAAATATATCACAGAAGCAATTGGGGAGAAAGTAAAGCTGAGGACTTTGGCGATGTGTACTACGACCACGCAGCGACCAATAAGCTATACAACCATTCTGATTATTACGAGAACTCAGATGGCACAGATGCGACCCTAAAAGACTTAAACAATAAAGCGAGTATAGTCTTAACACCTACTGCATATTCAGATGGTAGCTTAAATACTGTTATACCTACTGATGGCAATGGCGACTTTGACTTTAGTAGAGGTTCAAGTGCTACAAGAGTAAACGAGCAAGGGCTTGTAGAGGACGTACAGATATTAAGTGGAGAGCTTGTACAAAACGGAAACTTTGAGCAGATAGGTAGTGAACTCGTTACTAATGGAGATTTTGATGATGGTTTAAATGGTTGGTCATCGCATAGTGGCTCTATTTTAGAGCTTGAAGATGGTAAGGCAAAAGTTACTACTGTTGGCAGTCAGGGTTTTATTAAAAGAACTGATTTAACAATACAAAGTGGAAAAATTTATTTTTGTACAGTACAAATAACAAACGCTACAATCCCTCAATTTTATATAAATGGCACTTCAAATGTGTTAAATCCTATACCATTAATATCAGGTAATACTTATGGTGGGTATATAACAACAACAGGAACTAACTCAACGTTTTATATAAGAGGAAATAATGTTAATGGTCAAGTTTCTTTTATAGACAACGTATCAGTAAAAGAGGTCGGACAGAATTGGTCGTTTGGTACAGGGTGGTCTATGGGTGATGGTAAAGCTATCGGAGATGGTACAATGGTAAGTAATGTTCTTGAACAAGACTATGACTTTATTGATGGAAGTTTATATAGATTTACATTTACTATTAAAGATTATGTAAGTGGGTCAGTATTTATAAGACAACCTTTTGATGGGAGTTCAGATGCTGTAAGTGCGAATGGTACTTATTCTTTTGATTATGTAGCAAGTTCAACTAATGCATTAAAATTCAGAGGTAATAGTTTTATAGGTTCAATAGACGATGTATCTTTTAAATTAGTAACAGACGATACCGACTTACCAAGAATAGATTATACAGATGGTACAGGCAGTTTGTTATTAGAGCCACAGAGGACTAATCTTATAACTTACTCAGAGGACTTTAGTCAATGGGCAACCTCAGGTACGATTACAGTTGAAAGCGGATATTTAGCACCTGATGGAAGCACTAATGCTTATAAGATAACTGATGGCGCACCATCTAATAATGCTACGGCATTGTTTTTAGTGGGTGTAGCCGCTGCTGACAATGCGAGAACTATATGGGCAAAAACTGTTAGTGGCACAGGTACAGCAAATTTATGTTCACATAATAGCAACACAAACAACTTATTTACAGTAACAAATGAGTGGCAAAGATTTGAAGTAAACTCTGCAACAGGAACAGGAACACCTAATTTTTATGGTGTTGATTTTCGAGATAGTGGCACTTTAACTGAGATTTTAATATGGGGTGCTCAGACTGAGGTCGGAGATTACGCAACGTCCTACATACCAACAAGCGGTTCAACAGTAACTCGCTCTGCTGACGTAGCAAACAATAGCGGTAATGCTGACTTGTTTAATGGTAGTGAAGGTGTGCTATATGCAGAGATTGCTGCACTTGCAGATGATGGTACAGCTCGTAGAATGTCAATATCAGACAGTACAACGTCAAACAGAGTTGTTTTAATGTATCACTCAACGTCTAATGTAGTAAGAGGTTTTGTATCATCAGGTGGAAGTTTAGTGTCAGATATGACTTATACAGTTAGCGACACTACACAAGTTTCTAAAATAGCGTTTTCTTACAAACAAGATGATTTTAAGATATTTATTGATGGTGTTCAAAGAACAACAGATGATAGCGGTAATACACCGACAGGTCTTAAAGAGTTAGCGTTTGATGGTGGCAGTGGCAGTAATGACTTCTATGGAGATGTAAAATCCGTAGCAGTATTTAAAGAAGCATTAAGTAATGATTTACTCGAAAGACTAACAGGCGAAGGTTACGAATCTTTTAGACTATTAGCAGAAGCAAACAACTATACAATTATATAAAATGGCAGTAAAATTAGGAAATGGTAATTGGGCAGTAAAAGAAGATAAGCTATTAGCATATAACGACAATAGTGGTTTATTCTTTAACAAAGAGTTTGACTTTTCAAGGGGTTCTACTGCAACGTATGTAGGTAGAGATGGTTTAATCGCATCTGCTGCATCAGGAGTACCAAGAATAGACTTTACTAATGACACTAAAGGGCATCTACTCTTAGAGCCGAGTAGAACTAACGTAATAACTTACTCTAATGGTTTTGACGACTTGTCTTGGCAAAAAACAGCTGTTAATGTTACAGCTAATGCAGGTATATCTCCTGATGGAACTAACAACGCTTATTTAATTGAAGCACAAAGCAGCATAAGTAACCATAGAACAAGAAAAACAGGTGGACCAAATAATACTGTAAGTGTATCAATCTTTGCTAAAAAAGGAACTACTGATTATGCTTATTTTTTCTGTGGAGGTGGCGCAAAACATTTTGCTGCTATATTTGATTTATCTGATGGCTCTGTTACAGACTCAGGAGCGTTAGGTAGTGGTTCAAGTTTTACGTCTGCATCTTCTATAAGTTTAGGTAATGGTTGGTACAGATTACAAGTGTCAGGAAGTTTTACAACACCACCCGGAAATCGTATAGGAATTGTACCTTACTATCAATCTACTATTGTTGGTACTCCTGATACAAGTTGGTTAGGTAATGGCGAGAGTATATACATATATGGTGCTATGGAAGAAAACAATTCTTACCCCACAAGCTACATACCCACCACAGGAGCGGCATCAACTCGTAATGCAGACGTATGCAATAATAGTGGCTCTGCACAAGACTTTAATTCAGAAGAAGGAGTATTGTATGCGGAGATTGCTGCACTTGCTAATGATGGAACATATCGAATGTTATCTTTATCCGATGGAACTACTACCAATAGAATATCTTTATTTTATCAAAATAGCCCAAGCAATACAATAGCTGTTGAAAGTGCGGGAAGTGGAACTAATTTGGGTATTTATGGACAAAGTTTAACGATTACCAATTCAAATAAAATTGCAGTTAAATATAAAGTAAATGATTGTGCATTATGGATTAATGGAGTCGAGGTTGCAACTGATACTTCTTTTGCTGCATTTTCGAATGGAGCGTTTACAGAATTATCATTTGATAGAGGTGATGGTGTTTACGACTTCTACGGAAAAGTAAGAAACTTACAAGTTTTTACAAAAGCTCTTACAGACGAACAATTAGAAAAATTAACAAGTTAGTATGTACGATAAAGCATCAATAGCGTTAATACCAAGTGGTGTAAATGACGGCACACTATATTCTGTCTTACCTGCTAATGGCGATGGGGATTTTACACATAGTAGAAGTTTAACGACTGCGACACGAGTAAACAAAGATGGACTTATAGAATCAGTAGCTGCCGACGTACCACGCTTAGACTATCCACTAACTAATGGCGTAGTAGGAGATTGTCCTCATTTGCTTTTAGAGCCGAGTAGAGCAAACCTACAAGTTTATTCAGAAGAGTTTAGTAACGCAGCTTGGAGTAAGTCAGGTTCGTTGGTTACAGCAGACCAAATTATATCGCCTGATGGCAATTTAACAGCAGATAAATTAAATGACAATGATAGTGGTACAGGAGTTGTACAAATCTTTGATAATATATTTTCTTTGACTTCAAGTGGCACTTATACTTTTAGTGTGTTTGCTAAAAAGGGTACTATAAACTATGTTGCTTTAAGAACAGAAAACCTTACTACGCCATCAAATAGCACAAGTTACTTTGACTTAGATAGTGGTGCTTTGGGTACGATTGATAGTCAGCACACAGCTAAGATTACAAGCTATGGTAATGGGTGGTATCGCTGTTCTATTACATTTACATTGTCAACAGACGTTGCAGGTACTTTAGTTATTAGAGCAAACGAAGCTGATAACACACCAAACGTAGTAATGAATGGCAATAAAAATATATATCTATGGGGTGCTATGATGGAAGAGAGTAGTTTTCCGTCTTCGTATATACACACACCTACAAACGCAACTGTAACCCGCTCAGCCGATATTTGCAATGATTCAGGTACAAGTGCAGAGTTTAACGACAGCGAAGGGGTTTTGTTTGTTGAAATTGCTTCACTATCAGACAGTGACTCAACTGTAAGAAGTATATCAATAAGCGATTCAAGTTCCAACAATAGAGTTCAAATAGGTTACACTGCTACAAATATAAGAGGTCAAGTTAGAGTAGGTGCTTCAAATCAAGCATCATTATTTTCAACACAAACATTAAGTAATTTTAATAAAATAGCTTTATCGTATAAAGAGAATGATTTTAAACTTTTTGTAAATGGCTCTGAAGCAGCTACTGACACAAGTGGTTCTGTATTTTCAGCAAACACTTTGGTAGAGTTAGCATTTGATGACGGAAGTAGTAACAGGTTCTACGGAAAATGCAAACAACTTATAGTATTTAACGAAGCACTAAGCGATAGCGAATTACAAACATTAACAAGTTAATTAAATTAAAATGAAGTATATATTTAAGAAATATGAATTTGACAGTCAGAGTCAAGCTGAAACAAGATTAGCTGCTTTGCCATCAGTAACCGATGAGGATGGGAACGAAAGCCCATCACACACGCATACAGTTGTGAAGCTCGGTCATTTGTGGACTGCCGAACCTACCTACAATGAAGAGGGAGAAGTAGAAACAGAAGGCGTAGCATCTGATATGTATTCGGTTGACGTACTTTGGAAAGCAAGTGAGATTACAGAAGCCAATGAAGATGGCGAATCTACTGTAAGCTATCCTTACGGGTGGTCAAGCAGAGAGATATCTGTTGAAGGTAATGGTGTACATACCTTTGCAGGGTGGAATTTTAACGAATAAAATTATGGACACTACAAGTTTTAAAGTTTATTTAATGAATTTGTCTACAATAACAATAACCACAATCGACCAAATAGAGAGTGCTTTGAAAATACTTTTGCTTGTAGTTACTATCGGCTACACTATTCAAAAATGGTACGAGATTAAAAAGAAATGATTAAAGACAAAGAGCTTAGGGGTTACATAGGTGCAGGGGTTATATTTTTCCTTGTAATGGGTCTCTTGCTATTTTTGGCTTTTTACGAGATACCTGAAACGAATAACGATATTTTTAAAGTTATTGTGGGTATGTTAGTTGGTTCTCTGTCGGTCGTGATCTATACGTTTATAGGCAAGAACCCTGAGGAAGTTGCAGAGCTACAAGCCAAGAGCCAAAGCCTTGAAACAAAGGTAAAACAGCTTGTAGAGGAAAAGGATAACATAGAAGCACTATTAAGAAACTTACAAAGCGATGTGATCGAGAAGTTATCTGTTACAGGTCAAAACTTTAAATACAAAGATTGCGAATGAAGTATTTTACTTATACAGAATTTGATAGCCCTGATAAAGTGGGAAGCGGTAAGAAAATGCACACTGATATCTTAGAGATGTTAGACCAAGTTAGAGATAAGTTTGATAAGCCCATTCGTATCAACTCAGGATATCGCACAGAAAAACACAATGCTAAAGTAGGCGGAACGCCTAATAGCAGCCATCTTAAAGGTTTAGCTGTTGATATAGCTTGTAACAACTCAGTAGATCGTTATCATTTGCTTAATTGTTTGTTAGATGTAGGTTTTACACGCATAGGCGTAGGTAATACATTTATCCACGTTGACATTGACAAAGACAAATCTAAAGAAGTAATTTGGACTTATGCGTAGTTTTTCAATTATACTATTATTCCCCACCTCGTTTATAACAGGTATATCTTATTATCCTGCAACTAAGGGATATAACTATAACGAATTAAATATATACCTTTTTTTCATTCAATTACAATTTAGAAAGCATGAGTAAAAAGAAGTTTAAGGACACGAAAGTAGGTAGATTTTTAACTTCAGTAGGTTCTACGCTTGGCGATGGAGTAGGCGATATATTGCCCGACAATGGCGTTTTAGGCGTGTTTAAGCGACTTATAGCAAAAGATGATACACTTACCCCACAAGACAAAGAAACTGCCTTAAAACTTATCGAGATTGATGCACAAGAGCTTTTAGAGGTTTCTAAGCGTTGGGATAGCGATATGGCTTCTGATAGTTGGTTAAGTAAAAACGTAAGACCTTTAACGCTGATATATCTTACCCTTGCGACTACGATTTACATTGTGCTTGATAGTTTAAATATAGCGTTTGACATAGACCAAGCGTGGATAGAGTTACTTAAAACTCTGTTAGTTACAATCTACGTTGCATACTTTGGTAGTAGAGGATTTGAAAAATATAAAAAAATCACTAAGTAGTATATAGTATATTATTATATATTATATTATTTATATATTATTATATATTATTATATTTATATATATTATATATAAGCAAAAATTTTTTTTTAACTTTGGGAACACATATATATAGAGATTATGAAATTTGATTTAAAAATAGATTACTTAGGTAAAAAAGAGGATAAAGGCGATACTGAAAAGCATATTTATAATTTGTTGTTTAAGACTTACAATGCGCAGATAGAAGGTAAGTTTGAGAAGTCAGAGCTACGCCAAATCATTCAGATTTTAGATAACGCTATTGTCTAAAAAGGTATCACGTAAAAATCTTGTAAAGCGTTTAGATAATATCTTTAGTCAGTACATACGACTTAGAAACGCTAACTCTCAGGGTATAGCTGAATGCTACACCTGTGGTAAGCAAGACCATTGGAAGCGATTACAAAACGGACACTTCCAAAGCAGGAAGCACTACGGAACGAGATGGGATGAAACAAACTGCCAAGTACAATGTGCAGCGTGTAATGTATTTAGATATGGCGAACAGTACAAGTTTGGTGCAGTGCGTGTCCTGTAACGTCTATAAATATGGCGAACAATACAAGTTTGGGCTAAGGTTGGATAAAGACTTTGGTCAGGGTACATCAGAGGACTTACACGCAAAAGCCATACAGATCACTAAATACTCAAACAATGACTTACAGGGGTTAATAACTAAATACACAGCTCTTGTCAAAAAGAAAATGAAATAGTATATTTGCAGAGTACATATCTTGTACTGTTTTAATGTTATGATTAAGGGGGGCGCTTTGCCCCCTTTTTTATTTAAAAAATAATTTATATATTTACACCAACATTAAAACTTTATTATGCAATTTAATTTAAATACCGAACAGCAAGATGCGATACTCTACGCTGTTACTTACACACTCGCTAACAAAAGCGATATGTCTAACCAAACCCTTAATGACCTGTACGATATACTCGATATGTTAAAAATTGAAGAGAATAAACGATACGGACTATATAGTGGAACTCATGAAGGAATTTAATAAGGCACGATTAGAAAGTATGAGCAATAGAATAGAAGAGTTAGAAGCTCATATAGAAATTTTAGAACAACAAATAGAAATATATTATGCAGAGTAAAATCACTCAAATAGAACCGAAAGGTACATACACAAACGCATCAGGTACTTTTAATAAGTATCAGGTGTATCTCGCAAATGGTAATAACTATCAGTTTTTAGCCAAAGGCGAATTTAAAAAGCAGGTAGGCGAAACTATCGACTTTGAAATCACGAATGAGCAATACAACACAGCGAAGCTCATCTACAACAAACCCATACAAGCAGCACCGCCTGCAAACAGAGAACAGATTATTGTTCGTCAAAGTATGGTAAAAGCTGCTGCGGACTTTCACGCATCTCGTCCTAATGCAGATATTGAAACAGTTATAGCGGATGCAACTAAACTTATAAATTTTGTGAACAATGGGTAGTATTATAGGTACAGTAAATAGAGTAGGAAAAACAACTACAAAAGGTAATTATCAATTCAGAGAACTTGTATTAAACACTAAAGAGCAATATCCACAGATATTAAGTGTAGTGTTTTCAAATGACAAATGCATCGCTTTAGATAAATACAACGAAGGCGATCACGTAGAGGTTCAGTACAACCTTAGAGGACGTGAATGGACTAACCCACAGGGCGAGGTCAAAGTATTTAACACAATACAAGCGTGGAAAATCCACAAACAAGCAGAGGGTGTTGAAGCTAAAGAACACGCACCTGATAGAGCAGATTTACCATTTTAATCATAGGGGGCTTTACAGCCCCTTTTTTTTATAACTTTACCAAATGCTAATAAACTTCGATAAACATTTAAAGAAACTCAACGACATACGTGCAGGAAAAGTAAACGAGGGTTTACGCTTAGGGATAGAAAGATTAGATAATCATTTTCGATTTGTGCATGGCAATCTCAACTTTATTTTAGGACACGCAAACACAGGTAAAACACACTTAGTATTTTATTTAATGTTTCTGTACTCAAAAAAGCACAACGTAAGATGGCTTGTGTTTTCAAGTGAGAACGAACCCTATGCGCTAATTCGTAAACTTATAGAATTTGCAGAGGGCAAACCAATCAACCAAATAGAGAAAGAGGACTTTGACAGGCAATACGAATGGGTTTATAAACATTTTAAGTTTGTAGATACCGAGAAAGCATACACATACAAAGACCTTTTAGAACTTGCAACTGCTGTAAAAAAGGCGTGGGATTATCAAGGGTTTTTAATTGATCCTCTTAATAGCTTAAAAAAGAATATCCCTAAAAACTCAAACAGCTATGAGTACAGCTACGAAAGTCTTACCGAT